CCAGAAACTCTTCGTGGAGCGCAGCCTTGCTGCGCTCTCGACCCGCGACAACACGCTGGGCGTGGCGCCCACGGGCGCGGGCAAGACAATCATGCTCTCTGCCGTCACCGGCAGGATGACGGGGGACGGCGCCAAGGCCTGCGTGCTCGCCCATCGCGACGAACTGACCAGCCAGAACCGGGCGAAGTTCGCCCGGGTCAATCCCGACATGGACACCTCCGTCGTCGATGCCACGATGAAGTCCTGGGACGGCCAGATCACCTTCGCCATGGCGCCGACGCTCGCGCGGGCCGCCAATCTCGCGGCCATGCCGAAGCTCGATCTGCTGGTCATCGACGAGGCGCACCACGCCGTCGCCGAGAGCTACCGCCGCATCATCGACCGGGTGCGCGACGCCAATCCGGAGGCTCGGATCTTCGGGGTCACGGCGACGCCGAACCGGGGCGACAAGAAAGGCCTGCGCGAGGTCTTCGACAATGTCGCCGACCAAGTGCGTCTGGGCGAGTTGATCGCCTCTGGCCACCTGGTGCCGCCGCGCACCTTCGTCATCGACGTGGGCGTGCAGGACGAGCTGCGCGCGGTCCGCAAGACGATGTCGGATTACGACATGGCGGAGGTGGCGGAGATCATGGACCGCGCCCCGGTCACCGACGAGGTGATCCGCCACTGGAAGGAAAAGGCGGGCGATCGCCAAACGGTCGTCTTCTGCTCGACTGTCGCCCATGCCGAGCATGTGACGGAGGCGTTCCGCGAAGCGGGCGTTCCGGCCGCACTCATCACCGGCGCGCTCGAGTCGGGCGCGCGCAAGGGGATCCTCGACGCCTATGCCGCTGGTCGAATCCGCGTCGTCGTCAATGTCGCGGTGTTGACCGAGGGCTGGGACCATCCCCCCACCTCCTGCGTCGTGCTGCTGCGCCCCAGCTCCTACAAATCGACGATGATCCAGATGGTCGGGCGCGGCCTGCGTACCGTCGATCCGGCCGAGCATCCCGGCATCGTCAAGACCGACTGCATCGTGCTGGATTTCGGGACGTCGAGCCTGACCCACGGCACGCTGGAGCAGGACGTCGATCTCGACGGCCACACGCCCTCGGGCGAGGCGCCGACCAAGACCTGCCCGGCCTGCGCGGCCGACATTCCGCTTGGCTCCCGCGAATGCCCGCTCTGCGGCGAATTGCTTGTCGAACCCGAGGACGAGGCACAAAGCCAAGAAGCAGGGACCGGCAGCCTGTCCGGGTTCGTCATGTCCGAGATCGACCTCCTGAATCGGTCGAGTTTCGCCTGGGAGGACCTCTTCGGCGACGATGCCGCACTGATGGCCAGCGGGTTCGGCGCATGGGGCGGCGTGTTCTTCCTCGCAGGCCGCTGGCACGCCGTGGGCGGCGCAAGGGGACAGCCGGCCTGCCTTCTCGGGGTCGGCGACAGGACCGTCTGCCTCGCACGGGCAGCCGACTGGCTGAACACCCACGAGAGCGACGAGAGCGCCTTCAAGTCGAAGCGCTGGCTGAGCCAGCCGCCGACCGAGAAGCAGCTGCAATACCTCTCGGCCGAGCAACGGCAGGATTACGGCCTCACCCGCTACAGGGCGTCTGCGCTGATCACCTTCCAGTTCAATCGGCGCGACATTCGCCGACTCGTCATGTCGGCCGCGACCGAGCGGAGGGCGGCGTGAACGATGTCGCGCAAGTCTCATCCCCGCCCGCAGAGGCTCCGGATCGACCGGGCCGTGATCGCCTCTGGCATCCGCGCCCAGTGCTCTGCGCCGTCTGCTCCGCGCGCACCCGCGGCTTTGGCTGGTTCGATCCCTACCGTCCGCGCCCAACCCGCACCCGCCGCTGGTTCTGCTCCATGGGCTGCCAGGCGTCCTTCACCCTCAAAGCCCGGAAAGGATTGAGCATGGTCGATTTCACCGAAGAGGAAACGCAGGCGCTGCCCGCCGTGATGCGCGCACTCGCGCCCGAGATGGAGCGGATCGGCTGGGACCGGCCGCTGGGCCAGCTGACCCAGAACGACATGCACCGGCTGATCGTCACCACCATCGAGGCCTTCCGCACCGAGATGGCCGAGATCGCCAGCCAGTCGGAGATCCCGTTCTGATGCTGGATTTCAACCCGCGCCCCTCCATGGCCGAGCGGATCAACGCGCTGGTCGACGCCGCGCTGATCGCCGAGCGGGAGGCCACGCCGCCCCGGACCTATCTCGGCGCGTCCCGTCTGGGTCACGCCTGCGAACGCGCGCTGCAGTTCGAGTTTGCTGGCGCGCCGAACGATGATGGCGCGGATTTCGGCGGGAAGACGCTGCGGATCTTCGCGATCGGGCATCAGCTCGAGGATCTCGCCATCCGCTGGCTGCGGGCGGCGGGGCTGGACCTCTACACCCGTAAGGGCAACAGGCCGGATGGGGATCAGTTCGGCTTCTCCGTCGCGGGCGGACGCATCCGTGGCCATGTCGACGGGATCATCGCCGACGCCCCGGCCACGCTCGGTCTGCGCACTCCGGCGCTCTGGGAGTGCAAGACCATGAACGCGAAGAACTGGCGCAAGACGGTGGCCAAGGGCGTGACCGTCGCGAAGCCGGTCTACGCCGCCCAGATCGCGCTCTACCAGGCCTACATGGAAGCGACGGTGCCGGGCATCAGCGCGAACCCCGCGCTCTTCACTGCGATCAACAAGGACACGGCCGAGCTGCACCACGAGCTCGTGCCATTCGATGCCGACCTCGCGCAGCGCATGTCGGACCGCGGCGTGCGGATCCTGCGGGCCACCGATGCGGGCGAGCTGCTGCCGCGCATCGCCGCCAATCGCGATTTCTTCGAATGCCGGTTCTGCCCTTGGGCCGAGCGCTGCTGGGGGCTGCCGGCATGAGCGACGACAACATCATCCACTTCAATCCCTGGCGGGATTTCAACGACGCAGCGCCGCTGCCCGATCCCTTCGCGGTCGAACCGGACGCAGGCCAGATCGACCGCTTCGTCGACGTGGTCTTCGGGTATTCCGAGGGCCTGATCCCCGTCCGCGGCTTCGTCGACAAGGGTCAGGGCAAGGACGGCCGCCCACACAACATCTGGATCGACGCGGACGGCACCGCGCCCGAAAAGCTCGCGACCTTCGCGGGCTGGGCCGCGCGCGAGGGCGCGGCGGTCTATGTCATCCCCGGCACGGTGGCGGAGACCGGCCAGGCCCGGGCGGCGGACGTCCTGCAGATGCAGAGCCTCGTGGTCGATCTCGACTCGGGCGACATCCCGGCCAAGCTCGATCATCTCGTCTACCACCTCGGGCGACCGACCCTGATCGTCGAGAGCGGCGGGCGCACGCCCGAGGGCGCGACCAAGCTGCATGTCTGGTGGAAGCTGACCGAGCCCGCGGAGGGGGCGGACCTTGCCTGGCTCTGCCAGCTCCGCGGCGAGATCGCGCTGAAGGTGGGCGGCGACACCCATTTCCGCTCGGCCCACCAGCCGATCCGCGTCGCCGGCACCGTCTATCACAAGGGCGGGCTGACCCGGCTCGTCCAGATCCGCGAGGCAGCCGATCTCGAGGTCGATCTCGCCGAGATGGCCGAGCGCGTCGCCGACATGCCGCCGATGCCCGGTGTCGGCATGGCCACGGCCGAGCCCCGCGAGAAACCCGCCATCGGCGACGTGCTGGTGACGCCGGTGCATGAGGGCGGCACGGACGACTGGTCCCGCTTCGAGGGCGCCTCGGCCGCCATCGGCTATTTCCTGCGGCTGGTCCACGAGGGCCGGATATCGATGGATGAGGGCTGGACGGCGATCTGCGGCTACAACGCCGCGATGCTGCGCCCCTCCTGGCCACTCGACCGGCTGAAGCGCGAGACGAACCGCCTCTGGGAGCTGCACATCAAGCGGCACGGGCCGCCGCTGGTCCGCCTCGACAGCGCGGCGCCTGCGCAAACGGAGCTGCCGACCTTCACGCTGGGCGCGCTGCTCGACGACACCAGCCCTATGCCCGACGACATCATCGGCCCGCGCGTGCTGACGCCGGGTGGGCTCCTGGTGCTGGGCGGCGCGCCGAAGGTCGGCAAGAGCGATCTGCTTATCGCCTTGCTGGTGCACATGGCCGCGGGCGTGCCCTTCCTCGGCTTCACCCCGCCACGGCCGCTGCGGATCTTCTACCTGCAGGCCGAGATCCAGTACCACTACCTGCGCGAACGCCTGCAGCAGATCGGCCTGCCGCCCGAGCTGATCGCCGCCGCGCGCGACAACCTGATCGTCACCCCGAAGCTGCGCATGCTGCTCGATGCCGAGGGCAGCGCCCGCGTGGCCGATGCGATCAAGGCCGCGTTCCCCGACGAAGCTCTCGACATCCTCTGCATCGACCCGATCCGCAACCTCTTCGACGGTGGGCCCGATGGCGGCGGCGAAAACGACAACGCCGCGATGATGTTCTTCCTCAAGGACCGGGTCGAGGTGCTGCGCGACCACGTCAATCCGGACTGTGGCGTGATCCTAGTCCACCACACCAAGAAGCTGTCGAAGCACCATGTGAAGGAGGACCCGTTCCTTGCCCTCTCCGGCGCCAGCGCGCTCAGGGGTTTCTATACCACCGGCCTGATCCTGCACCGGCCGGAGGAGGATTCGACCCAACGCCGCCTCGAGATCGAGCTGCGCAATGGCCCGGCACTACCCGCCAAGCTCGTGGACAAGGTCAGGGGCACATGGGTCGAGATCAATCCGATGAACGAGCGACTTGTGCGCTCCGAAGTCGGCGCGAAGCATGACGCCGAGCGCGATCGCAAGCGGGACGTGATCCTCTCGATCCTGATCGAGGAGGCGGCCGAGGGGCGGCTCTATACCATCAACCAGTTCGCTGAGGCCTTCGAGAACAAGGGCGGTCTGGGCGGCAAGGACACGATCCGCGACCGGATCGCGGTGCAGGCCACCAAGGGTGCCATCAAGTTCATTCGTGACGGCGCGCCCTACGGCCTCGGGCCTTCGCGATCGCGCTTCGGCTACCTCTGCGTCGAGGGGATGGTCATGCCCACGGACGGCGAGGATGTCGATCCGGCGACCGGCGAGGTCACCCCCGCCAGCATCGCAGTGCTGCCCACCCATTACAAATCGCCGCATACCGGGGCGCTGCTCGAGGTCGAGAACCCGCATGTTTGGGTCTATCCGGAGGGGGAACGGCCATGATCGCCCCGGCAGATCGTTCTGCGCAGAATTGCGCAGGGGCCAGTTTGAACCAGATGCGGGGCTTTTCCGAAACTGCCCCGCCACCCTCACGAAGAAGCGCGCATGCGTCCGACTTGGCCAGTTTCGGCCCGCTTCCGAAACTGCCCCCGCAGGATTGCGCGGATGCCGCAACGGCTACGCTGCAACCAGTTTCGGCCGGGGCAGCCGCAGTCGCACTCCCGAAACTGGAATTCCCGTTTCTTGTCAGAGTGTTGACGCGGTTTTCCAGTTTCGGGGGTGAAACCACCCCCTACGGGGGTGGGGGAGAACGCCGCAGGCGGGTTCTCCCACGCCCACCCCCAGGGGTTTCGCGCGCGTGGCTCGTCCCCCCCAAACCTCCCGATCCGATGACGGCGGCCCCGTACCGCCAAGCACCAGACCGCCGTCGTCTTCCACCCGAGCAGCCAACCAGAAGAGGAGACCACCCATGGCTGACCTGACTCTCGCCACACACCGCCGCGAGGCAATCCCCGATCTGCCACCCGCCGTCCGGGCCAACCGCGCGATGCTGGCACTCGACCTCGGCACGACGACGGGATGGGCGCTGCACGGCATCGACGGGCTGATCACCTCCGGCACGGTGTCCTTCCGCCCCGGCCGCTTCGACGGTGGCGGCATGCGGTATCTCCGCTTCACCAACTGGCTGACCGAGATCGACCGTCTGTCCGGGCCGGTCGCGGCGATCTGGTTCGAGGAGGTCCGTCGCCACGCCGCGACCGACGCGGCCCATGTCTATGGCGGGCTGATGGCCACGCTGACCGCATGGGCCGAACTGCGCGGTATCCCCTACGAGGGCGTCCCGGTCGGCACGATCAAGCGCCACGCTACCGGCAAGGGCAACGCTCCCAAGGAGGCGATGATTGCCGCGGCCCGCGCCCGCGGGTTCAGCCCCACCGACGACAACGAGGCCGATGCCATCGCGATCCTTCTCTGGGCATTGGAGACCAAGGGGGGCCTGCAATGAGGCGGTTTCCCCGTGGCTATGGCGGCGAGCGCCGCAAGCCCGAACAGGTCAAGCGCGACGGCTGGAAGGAGCAACGCGTGTTTGCAGTTTCCCTTGACGACCAGAGACTTACTTGGCCTGAGCGGGAGCTGGTGCGGCAACTCGGCGAGCGTCTCTATGGCGTGCGCCCAATGGAACGAGAGGTGCGGAAATGACCCATTGGACCCCAGCCGACGTGGAGGCGCGGCTCTCCGAGGCGGGTATGATCCTGCGCCGTCTGCCGGAGCCCCGGCGCAACGGATACTTCAGCACATGGCCCGAGATCGTCCACGGGTTCGCCGACAAGGTGGGCCAGGAGCCGAAGCCCATGCGCGTCTCGCCCTCGCCGCGGGACATCGCGCGGATGGAGGAGACGCTGACCTGGACGAACTGCCTCGAGCCCATCGACGGCAAGATCGTCTGGATGAAGGCGCATGACGAGCGCTGGAAGAACATCTGCTGGCACGTCGGTCTCTGCCACGCCGCTGCGCATCAGCACTGGCGCTACGGGCTGTCGCTGATCGCGCTCAACCTCAACAGGCAGCCCTTCAACCGAAAACTGCCGATCCTCGAGATCATCAAGCTGGCGCGCAGCCTGTAGGAAAGTCTCGTGTAGAGGGTTTTCGCGCAGACAAAAACGCCTCTCCCGGGCTAGAAAGTGGATATACTCGGGAGAGGCGCGCGCGGCGCAGCCCCGAACGAAACCATCCTTTCGTTGGCGAGGGCCGTTGGAAAAGGAAAGGCGCTGATCCTTTCCTTGCGGACCGATGTCTGCCCCCGCCAAGCCCCCTCAGACCACTTCGCGGTTCCTTCTCCGCGACATTCGTATGCTGGCGGGCGAAGCGCGGGACATCGCCAGCGACAGGGCCGGATTTTTGGGAAGCCACCCTGAAGCCGGAGCCACCCGAGCCCCGCGCAAACACCAATGAACGCTGGCCTTCCGACCGGACACCGCTGGTGGCCGCTGGACCCCGCGTGGAGTCCGGCCCGGCATCCGGAGTCCGGAAGCCACCGGCATCCACCCGACCGAGGAACCTTGCCCACCATGACGCTGAGCTTCGCCCCGGACGCGATCGAGACGTGGCCGCT